TCAGGCCGTCGCGCCGCGCTCGCTGCGGATCTGCTCCACGACACGGGCCACGGCCTGCCGTACCGCTTCCAGCTCGGTCAGGAAGTGCCAGTAGTCAGGGTGGCGCCCCTCGAGTCCGGCGATCGCGCGATCGAGCCGGGCGACGGAGTCGTCCAGCGGACGGGCATGATGCGGATCGGGGGTGTTGCGGCCCGCCATGGCGAGGCGCTGGGCGTCGCGGATGGCGAACCGGGTGCGCTGGATCTCCTGCTCCGGATCCTCGGCGACGGCGTCGAGACGCCGCAGCCGGTCCCCGGCGGCCGAGACGGCCTCGTCCGTGCTGTTCAGCAGGGCCCGGACCGTGCCGAGCAGGGCGGTGGCATCGGGCCAGCGCTGCTCGTCGCGTGCCTTGGCGGCCTCCTTGAGCTTCTCCTCGGCTCGGCGCACGTTCTCGTTCGCCTCGGCGGGCACGGGCTGCAGGTCCTGCCAGCAGGCGGCGGTGAAACGGCGGCGCAGCTCGCTGAGGACGGGCTCGACACCCTCCGCGCGCGTGGTGAGGGCCTGGGCGCGGGTACGCAGCGACACCAGACGCTTGTCGATCTCGGCGGCCCGCTCGGGAAGCCGCTCTGCCTCGGCCCGTATCGCCTCGGCCTCCCTCACCACCCGGTCGGCGCGCTGAAGGGTCTCGGGCACACCGTGCCGGCCGGCGCCCTCGTTGAGCCTGGTCAGCTCGGGGGCCAGGGCGGCGAGCCGGGCGGCCAGGTCGTCCGCGCGCATACCGGAGGCGCGCACGGCGTCGAGCCCGTTGCTCGCGGCGAGCAGCGCCTGCCGGGCCCGCTCCACCGCGGGAGCGAGCCGGGCCAGCTGGGTCTCCGCCGTCTCGAGGAGCGGCCCCAGGCTCCGGGCGAACCGGTCCAGCTCACCCTTGACCCGGACCAGCTCGTCCTTCGCGCCGGTCAGCTCCGTACGCGCGCGCACCGCCACCGACGGGTCCAGGTCGTCCCGGTCGAGGTCGTGGGCGTCGACGGCGGTGATGTACGCGTGGCTGACCTCGTCGATCCGCCGTCCCAGCGCGGCGAACTCCTCGACCGCGCGTCGGGCACCCGGGGAACTGTCGACGGCCGTGATCGTCTCGATGGAGATCCGCAGGTCACGCTGGGCGGTGTCCAGCTCGTAGAACGCCGCCGCCGCCGCGTCCTTGGCGGCTTGGGCGTCGGCCCGCTGGCTCTCACCGCGGCCGCCGAACCACCGCCGCGTCCCGCCTCCGGCGAACGCGGCGGGCAACGCGGCGACCACCAACGGCAACGGCAGCAGCAACAGGGCGACCGCATCCCGCACGACACCCGCTCTCGCCTTCGCTCCTTCGCGCGGCCGTGCGTGTGTCGCCGTCACATCCCTCTCCCGTGCCGTGTCCGCCCTGCCGGTTCATTCTCCCACTGGGTAAGGACGAACACACGGGCCTGTCAGTTCGCGCTTCGCGCGACGATCCTGCGGAGACCCGTGCGAACGGCACGGTCGGCGAGCGGTGCACGGGCGCGGGGCGCACGCCTGCCGAGGCGTGCGGCGACGGCGGGGCCGGCGGCGACGACCGCGCGAATGGTCACGGGAAGGCGCGCTGCGACGGGGCGGCGCGACTGCGAGCCGAGCGGCGGGCCCGGCGACGCCCCGACGCCTGGCCCGCGCGGCTGAACGGCGCCGTCACCCTGCCCGGCGGCCCAAGCCGGCGCGGCCGTCCATGGCGGCGCTCGGCCCCGCCCGGCCGAACCTCGGGCCCCTCACCACGGAGGATCCCCATGTGATCTGGTTTGCGGCACCCGCCCCGGGTCCATGTAGGCTGTTGCCTCATTCTCGGGTGCGTAGCTCAGGGGTAGAGCGCTGCTCTTACAAAGCAGATGTCGGCGGTTCGAAACCGTCCGCGCCCACGGTGCTAAGTAGCAGGTGAGAGCCTGTTTCGGCCCCTCGTTCAAGATCGAACGGGGGGCCGTTCTCGCGCCCGGGGCCACATCGGGGCCACATCCCCACGGCGGCGGTCACAGGCGCTCACTCGATTGAGGGATGGACTATTGCCGTGTGAGCCGTAAAGTGGCGCTCGTGAGAGGGGCAGGTGTGTCTCCCCGCGCACGCCTGACGCGTGCCTCTCATGTCCCGTGGCCACCATCGGGGAGGATGGAGTCACAGGAGGAAGGCCCCCGCCGGAGTTATCGGTGGGGGCCTTCTGCGTGTCAACGTAGACCGCCCCACGCGCCGAAGCACGCGGGGCGGGACGCCTTGGCCGACTCTTGCCAGTCTGGCGTCTGACGGCCGGCGGCGGACGCGTGGACGCCTGCCCGGCCGCTGGGGTGCCGCTGCTGACTTACTGTCCAGTACGGCAGTCGGTGGTCATACCCACTCGCAAGATCGCTAAATTTACCTGGGCGGGTAAAGACTCAAGTTCGTGATCATCAGAAGTTGGTCGGATGCCGTCCGACCAGCCCGACTGGGTCCACGCCCGGCGCCGGGCCATCGGCGCTCACATCCGTATCGCACGTGAAAACGCCCAATTCAGCCAGATTCGTCTCGGTGAGCTCTGTGGTGTCGACCACAAGACGATCCACCGCGTCGAGTACGGCATGAGCGACCCGAGCCTCAGCCTGCTGCTCCGCATCGCCCACCACGTCGACGTGCCCCTCAGCGACCTTGTGCGGTGAGCCCTACACCGGCGGCGTCCCCGGAGGAGACGGAGCCGGACCACCCGGCGGCAACGGCGGCCCCGGGTTCGGCGGCGTCTGCGGACCACCCGGGCCGCGGTGCCTGGCCTGCAACTCGCCGCGGCGAACCGCGCGCTCCGTCAGCCCGTAGACCCCGAACGGAGGGAACAAGTCGGCGCGGGCCGGGGCGTTCGCGTCGGCGCACGTCCCGCATCGCTCCAGCGACCCCGTCCGAGTCGACGCGGACCGCCGCCAGCATGCCTGGCACGTCGCCCCGGTCGGCGCTTGCAACAGCGTGATCGTCACGTGTACCTCGATTCCAGTCAGGCCCGCCCGCCGCCGATCCGCCGTCGGTGGCGGCAGGCGGGGGTATCAGTGGCCGCGTGGCCGGTCCGGGCAGACGACGTGGAAGTGCACGACCGTCCCGGATGCCGATGCGGCGTGGATGTCGCGGGTCTCGTACGGCTCGCCGCGGCGGATGCCCTGCTGGCACTTCGCGCAGATCACGACCGGCCCCCCTTCGGGCAGGTCCGGCAGCGGCGCGGGTACCAGCGGGTCCGCATGCCGGCACGGCGGAAATAGTGCTCGCCCTCCACATCGACCGCCGTGGCCGGCGTCAGCACGACCGCGCAGTGGACGCAGTCCATGCCGCGCTGCTGCCTCGCGCTGAGTGTGCCGATAGGGGGGAGCGCCAGTCTGGTTGGCGCGTGGGGTTCGCTCGTCACGTGTGCCTCCGACCCGAACTCGGTGGACGAGTCCTCATCGTCGGAGTGATGTGCAGTCGATCTCATACAACCTTTGCGCGGGTGGACGTATATTTCGCGCATGGGTGGTCGGGCACCGTGGACGGACGTCAGGCTGCGTGCCGCATGGGCGCGCGGTGACTGGGCTGCTGTCCTCCGCGAATACCGTCGCGCCACTGGTCTCACTCAGCAGGCGCTCGAACCGCTCGTAGGCATGGCACAGCCCTACATTTCGGCTATCGAGTCCGGCCGCCGCAAGGTGAAGACCGCAGCGGTACGGGCCCGGATCACTGAAGGGCTGAACGTGCCGCAAGAACTCATCGACGCCGGGCAGAGCGACAGCTACGGGCGGTGGGAACCGTCGCCAGAGCTGCGCGAGCGGATCGCCCACGGGCACCGCACAGGGCGCACCGACCTCCGCACAGCCGACTGGATCGGGGAGGTCCTCGCGACGCAGCGGCGTGCCGAAGACGAGGTAGGCGGGGCGGACCTGTGGCCCGTCGTCCGCTCCCAGCTGGACGCCGTAACCCGACTCATCCCCGGAACGTCCGGCGAGGCCGCCGACCGGCTCATGCTCCTCGCAGCGGAGCACGCGCACTGGCTGTCGTGGGTCGCATGGCAAAACCAGCACCGCGGAGCTGCCCTCGGCTGGCTCGACGTCGCCCACGGGTGGGCAGTCGACGGCAATCACACCGACATGGCGTCATGGGTGCAGCGCGTGCGCGCGTTCTACTCCCGGCAAAGCGGGGACCCGGTGCGGGCGCTCCGCACGGCCGAGGCCGCCCGGCACGTAACCGGGGCGTCCCCGGCAGCCGTGGCGGTGGCCGCGCATGAGGCCGCCATCGCGGCCGCCGCCGTGGGCGAACGGGACCGGGCGCGGCGCCTGTCCGATGTGGCGTTCATCGACGCGTCGCGGGTGCCGGATGAGGCCGACCGGCCGGGCTGGCTGTACTGGCTTACCCCGACGCGTGCGCAGCTCCAGGCCGCGAGTGTGGCGTACGCGTGCCGGGACTGGCGAGCAGCTGCTGAGGGGATCCGCGCCGCCCTCCCCGAGCTGGAGGGGTACCCGCGGGACCGGGCCCATTTTCAGCAGCGGTTGGACGACGCGGAGCGGCGGATCTAGACCAGCCGCACGGCGCCGACGACCGGTTCGGCACCTTCAGGGAGCTCCGCCTGCCTGATGATCGCGGCCTCCATCTCCGGGTGCGACGGCCCGTACCCCTCCTCGCCCGGGACGGCGTCGGGGAACTCGAACCGGCCGGTGCGCTGCTCCAGGTCCGCGGGCTCGTAGTCGTCGGGCCCGACCCCGGCGGGCAGGATCCGGTACGTGATCTCAAAGGTCCGCATGGGCGGATCGTAGACCTCGCCTCGGACATGTGGATGCCCCGGGGTTCGGGCCCGGGGCATGCCCGCAGAGTACCGGGCGTCCGGGCATGACGAAAGCGCCCCCTGCCCGGCCCGAAGGCCGAACAGGGGGCAGTGTTCACAGGTACTGGCGTCGGGACGGGTCCAGACCGAGGGAGAGTAGCCCGCGCCGCTCGGAAGGCTCGGGCTGCGGGGCGCCGTCACGGCGGCACACCAGTGCGTCAGGGTCGTACGCGGGCGCCTGCCACGAGTAGCCAGCCGGACAGTCCGCCCCGTCGGCTCCGTCCTCGCCGGGCTCACCCGGAGGGCCCTGCGGCCCGGGCGGGCCCTGCTCGCCCTGCGGCCCTACGGGGCCCGCCGGTCCGTCGGCCCCGTCCGTTCCGTTCTCGCCCGCCGGGCCCGTCTGCCCGACGCCCACAGGGCCCGTAGCGCCGATCGGACCGGACGGGCCGGTCTTCCCCACGGCGCCGGGAGAGCCAGGTGGGCCGGTGGGCCCCGGGTCGCCCTGCGGGCCCTCTGGACCGGGCGGGCCCTCGATGCTGCGGCCGGGCTCACCTCGGCTCCCAGGCGGCCCGGCGACGGGCTTCGCCCCGAGCTGCTCCACTTGAGCGGCGAGGAGATCCCGCGCGGTGTTCGCTTCGCGAAGGTCGTGCGACAGACCTTGCATGGTGATGACCACCCATGCGAAGGCAGCCAGCGCCAGCGCAGCAGCGACGGCGAATGCCAGATCCGTACGGCGGTGCGATGGTGCGGTGCTCTTGTGCCTCACGATCCCGCCCCCCGGGCGTTCATATAGACGGTGAGGAGCAGCAGCAGCACGGGCGCGACGAGGGCGGTGAACAGGAGACGACGGTCAGAGGCGCGACGATCGGCGAGCTTCTGCTCCTCCTCCCGCTTCTGTCGTTCCTCCGACTCTCGGGCGTCCTCGATCGCCTTGATGCGATCGTCTCGATGAGCGGCGGCCGCGTCGCGGGCCTGCTGCTCCAGCTGGTAGCGCTCCATCGAGACCTTGCTGTCGAGCCGAACCCCCAGCTCCCGGAAGTCCTCCTTCAGGTCCTGGTGTACGTGCTCCAGGCGGCGGACCACCTCACCGAGGGTCGGCTCGTCTCCCATGCTGCGCGGCTCCGTTCAGATCAGACGCGCGTCAGCGGCGACCCGTTGGCGGTCTCCGTGATGCCCGGGCCGGGGGTACCGGCGCCGGACGTGGCCACGGCGGTCAGCAGGGCGAGGGCGGCGGCGAGCCCGCCGACCGAGGTTGCCTGGCCCCAGTCGACGTCCACGATGCCGAGCCCGTCGGCGCTGACGACACCGAGGGTGCCCTGAGCGAAGGTGCGGATCATCCGCTCCCCGGTGGCCTTCCAGAATGCGCGCGTGAACATGTGATCTCCGATCAGGCGGTGACGGTGAAGCCGCGGCGACTGCCCAGCTTCTTCAGGGATGTGGCTCCGGGGACGCCGTCGGCGTCCTTGCCGGAGTAGCCGCACCGGCGCTGCCACGAGGCGTACGCGGTGCGGGTGGCGGTGCCGAAGTGGCCGTCGGCGAGCGACGGTGCGAGGAGCCCCTCACGCACGAGGGCCTGCTCTACGGTCTTCGTGCCGTAGTAGCTGATCGGCGTGCCGCGCCGCGGCGGGTCGGCCTTCGCCGCGGCGACCAGCTTGGACAGGTCCACCACCGGCTTCGCCGGAGGCTTCGGTGCGGCGGGCTTCGTCGGCGTCTTCGGCGGCTCGGGCTCCGGGTCGTCCGCGAGCCGGTCCGCGATCCGGTCCCGCATCGAATCCATCGTGAAGCCGCGCGGGTCCACCTTGCCCGGCTGCCACTCCAGGTGCCCGATCACGCTCCGGGGGCCCCACCGGTGCCACCGGCAGATCGCGGCGGCCGCGCGCTCGATGGCCTCCATCTGCACCGCCGGCCACGGGTCCTTGCCGTCGCCGAGGTTCTCGCACTCGAAGCCGTAGAAGTGCGGGTTGCCGTCGGTGTTCGCCTCGTCGTCGCGGGGCCGGGCCGGGGTCTCTTCCTGCACGGCGCGCAGGACGTCGTCATCACCCGACCCGGCATGGTTCGCGCGGCCGTAGCCCACGAGGTAGACCGTGCCGTCCTTCGCGATGACGCCGTGACACAGCGGCCCGGGCAGACCGCTGTAGCCGGTACGGCAGATGTCCACGGTCCGTTGCGTGCCGGACGTCACGGTGTGGTGGATCATCACCCCGTGCACCGGCCCCCACGGACCCTTCGAGTTGCGGTTGTGGGTGCGCCAGTTGCCGACCTCCACCACGGTCAGGCCCTCGTCGCGCAGGATCTGTGCCAGCGTCACCGCCGGCATCGGGTTGGCCATCACACACGCTCCGGCCAAGCCCAGGTGCCAGCCTCGGTGCCCTCGGCTCGCGAGGTGGCCCAGAAGGCGTCGTTGCCGTCGAGGAACACCTGAAGGTTCACGGTGATGGTGGACTCTTCCCAGACTCGGACGACCACGGCGGGGTAGATGTCCCCCTCCTCGGCGTGGTTGCCCACGTGGCCGATGAAGCCGCGTTGTTCGGAAGCGCCGCCACCCTCGTGGAAGTCGCGGCGTCGGCGGTTGATGGCCTCGGCGTCCTGCTGGCTCAGGGAGTAGTGGACGATGCGGCCGATGGATGGCTTCACAGTGCCTCCAGACATGAGAAAGGCCCCGGCCGGGTCGGCACGGGGCGAGTAGTGGATACGGTCAGACGATTTCCATGACCGTGACGATGATCTTCGTGTCGGACTGAAGGAACGAGCCCGCCCCCGAACCGGACGCCGTGCACCCGCCTTGCAACTTCAGCGTGTGGGTGCCCGCCGCGGGCAGGGTGCCGGTCCAGTGCTGCGCGATCGTGTCCCGGTCCTGCGTGTCCATGGCGTGCACCGCCAGACCACCGGAGTCCGGGGTGCCGTCCACGACCAGCCGGCCCACCATGAGGTTCGTGCCGGACACCGTCGTCACGCTCGCGTCGAAGATCGCCTCCGCCTTGAAGCGCGCGCCTGCGGTGGTCGTCTCGAACGTGACGGTGGCACCGACGATGTCCGCGTAGACGGCCGTCGACACGGCCAGCGGCGACGTCGCCGCCCCCTCGTAAAGACGGGGTTGGATGCGGTCCACCATGCCCGCGGTAAGGGTCTGCCCGGCGAGCGCCATACGGCCCTCCTCTCATAGCGCCATGCGCATCGGGGTGGCGAGGGACAAGTCCGTCCCCGCCGCGTGGGCCTTCGTGATGCCGTTGACGGCCCGGGCCACGGTGAACAGCTGCGGCGTGACGATCTCGAACTGATCGAACCTGAGCTCCATGTTCACGGTCGTCAGCCCCGCGAACGCGGACCCCATGAGGCCGACGCCGCCCGCCTCAATGGGGCTCGACACCACCGTTTCCGTGTGGTGCCAGACCGCGGGCTCCGCCTGCCCCACCGGCCACACCCGGATACGGATGGTGTGCCCGGTCAGCCGGACACGGACCTCGTACTCCTGCCCGGCCGTGTACGTGTACGGCAGGGACTGGCTGACGCCGATCTGTGTGGAGCCGCGGGTAACCGAGCAGAACATCGTCCCGGACACGCCGAAATGGACCCTCGCGCGGTAAAAGTTGCTGCTGTCGACGTAGCGGAGCAGGACCGCGGGGAGCGCCGACTCGCCGGTGGCAACCGCAGACGTGGACACCCGGACGCGGATCTCGGCGTCCCCGACCGGCGTGGTGATGATGCGCTGAAAGCGGAAGTTGCTGACGTTCGCGGCGAGGGTGATGACGCCCCGGGATCCGTTCACGGACCGGTCGGAGGCGACTGTGCCCGTCTCCGTCCACGCGTGCCCGGAGGACGACGTGCCCCAGCTGTTTGCCACCGTCCGGCCGAAGCTGTCGGCGCGGTTGGCGATGGCCGTTACGGTGGCCCGCTCGCCGCCGAACGTCACGTCAAACGGGAACTCGCCCGGATAGCCCACCGAATCGACCCACCGCGGCCCGAGGAACGGATCCGCATACACCTCCAGCGCCGTACCGGACTCCGACACCGACGCCGCGAGGACCGACCCGTCCGTGTCCAGCCGGCCCAACACCGGGTCCTCGAGGACGCCGACGGTCCACGGGCCGGCCGGGGTGCACAGGAACGTGATGGTCCACGTCCTGAGCCCGAGCGTCTCCGTGGTGCCCTGGACGATCAACTCGATAGGCCCGGGCGGCAGCCACGGCGGCGGGTTGGTGATCACGAGTTTGTCGCCGATGTCGAGCGCCAGCACCGCCGGGATCAGGTGCGGGGCCTTGTGCAGGAACACCGTGACGGCCCGATAGCGGGCCTCGTCCCACGTGCCCAGATGGAGGTCCCACCCGGCGATCTGGAGCGCTTGTGCGTCCAGCGCCAGCGAACGGGTCTGCGCGTCGTCGTAGACGCCGACACCGGCCGGCGGCGGCTGCACGGACAGCGGCCCGTCCGCGAGGACCACGCGCGCCGAGCTCCCTCCTTCGCGGGTGCGGGTGATGTCGTTGCGGAGGTCCTGGTCGTCCTCTACCGGCTCCAGCGGCGGCGCGACCTCCCCCGCCGCATAGTCCAGGGTGAGCGCCGGATCCTGGTTGTAGAGACTGGTGCGGTCCCGGTAGGCCATGCCGATCCGGTCCCGCGTCTCGTACAGGATCCCGCCGTCGGTCTCCGCGGCCTGGTACAGCAGATCCAGCAACTCCAGTGGCCGTTGTGGGCCCATGGCCTCACTCGGGCGTGACGGGTCGCCGTCGACCCACGTCAGGTCGATCGTGCCCGACTCCTCATCGGACAGCCGATAAAGCCGGTCGAGGGCGGTCTCCCCGCTGAACCCGTCGTCTGCGTGCTGGTAGATCCCGCTGCCTGGCGTGGTGCCGCTGCCGGCCAGGGCGATAGCGGCAAGGTGCCCGATCGCCATGTCCGTCGTGGCCGCGCCCCAGTCCCCGGCCACGCCGACCGCCGCGCCCTGCGCGCCGGTGATGAGCGTTGCCGCGGTCCACGTGCCGCCGCCGGTGGTGACGTCCCGCCACGTTGCACACACGTTGGTCTGCCCGCCGCCGGCATCGCTGGTGAAGATCTGGAGCCGGTTCCACACCCCGGCGAAATCAGCGATCGCGACAGGGTTCGTGTGCGTGAAAAAGGCGATCACGTCGCCAGTGGAGTCGAGTGTCTCAATGCGGACACCGGCGGTTGAGGCGTAGACGACGGCCGTGCGCATCGTGGATCCGGCGACGGTGACGCGCAGGATCTCGGTCTGTGCTGCGGGCATCGTCGGCAGGCGGTAGACGAGCTCCACCTGCCACCCGGCCGCCGTGGAGCGGGGGATGGTGCCGCGGAGCTTGGCCGAGTTCTTCAGCTTCGGCAGCGCCGAGGACCCGGTGAGGGAGTCGTCCGCGGCGAAGTCGAACCCGGACACGGAGAGCGGCTGAACGCCCGCCACGGCGCTGTACGCCTGCGTGGCGTCGCGACCCTCCTCCATCGGCCAGTACGCGAGTAGGCCCGTCGCGGTGGGGATCCGACGCCGCAGCGTGGACGCCAACGGTTTCTGTCCCTGCCCGAGTCGGCGCTGAATCCCGGACGCCTCCACCGGCGTCCACACGTCCTTACCGCCCACGGACCACTTCGGCTCCCACGTGGGGACCTCGCCCACCATGCGGTACTCGCGGTCGGACACCTGAGCGGCGCCGGCCACGGTCCACGTGCGGCCCGCGGAGTCCGCGAACGCGGTCGCGCCCTCCGCGAGGGCCCGAAAATCGGGGCTCGCGACGACGGTGCCGCCGATCCCGGAACGCACCTCCGCGCGGTGCACACGCCCGCGCACCGGCAGGCGGGGCGGGACGTTCGCGGGCTGGCTGGGGCCGATCTCCAGCGCCGTCGTGGACGCGAAAATCGGGGTGGTGCCCGCGGCAGTTCCCTGCGAGATCTGCGTCCACGGGCCGGCCATCGTCGGCGCCCAATACAGCGTCGCCGTCTTCCCCCCGGCTCCGTTGTCGATGTCCAGGGTGGCCCGGAACGCGGCACGGCGCAGTCCCCCGGGGATGGCGCCTTGGATGAACACGGCGCTCGCGTCCGTGCCGGCCGTGGTCCAGTTGAAGACGAGCGAGCTGTTGAAGAACCGCAGGATCCACGACCGCTGCCCGTCCGTGCTGGACCATTTCCCGATGAGGGTCTGGGAGCTGTTCGGGGCGTACCAATCCGCCGTGGCCTCGATCCGGACGTCCAGGTCCCCGGCCACGTCCAGAGACGCATGGTCCGGGGTCGTGGCGATGTCCGCGGCCTCGCCGGTGAGTTGGAGGTACGCCTCCGGGCCCTGCACCGAGACGCGCATCTCGGTGTTGCGGCCGAACTGCCCGAACCACGGCCCGCGCGGGTTCCGGGGCGAGTATTTCCCGTCGGTGTTCTTGAACGACGCCGACGCCTGCGACACGTCGCACCGGCTGTTGCCGTCGCGGCGTCCGCGGGTGATGGTGATTGGGTCGCGGGTGAGAGCGTCCGCGGTCACGTTCTCCAACGTGCCGCCGATCTGGAGCTCCACCCGCGTCCCGAGCGGGCTGTCAGGGATCGCCACGCGCCTACCCCCTTCGGCCGGTCACGGCCAGCTGTACGTTCCCGCCACGCTTGCCGACCGCGTGCGCGAGCTCACCGAGGATGAAATCCGCCCGCGCGCTGCCGTCGCCGCGGATGACGATGACCTGATGACCTCCGGCCCGCCCGCCGCCGCCTGCCATGCCGGCACCGACGGCGGCCCCGCCCGCCATTGCCCCGAGGTGGGGCGGGGTGACGAGGTTGGCCATCGTCCGGTCCAGGACGCCCGCGTTCTTCTCGGCGCCCATGGCGATGCCCGCGGGGATCCAGCGGCCCACTTCCTTCGCCATGAGCTTCGACGGTGACGCGATGCCGAGCGCGGACGCGATCGGTCCCGGGATCATCGACTTGGCGAACCCGATCAGACTGTCTTTCAGCCAACGGCCCATGGACTTGATGCCGTTCCACAGGCCGCGGATGACATCTTTCCCCTTGTCGACCAGCAGGCTGCCGAGGTTCCCGAGCCCGGACACGATCTTCCCGGGCAGGCTGCGGATGTAGGCGAGCAGGCCCATGGTGCGGCTGATGACGCCCGCCTTGATGCGGTCCCAGTGCTGAATGAAGAACCGCACCAGGGGGATGTTCGCGATGAAGTTCACGATCATCTGCCCGACGCCCTTGATCTTCGACCAGACCCAGTCCCACGCCTGCCCGGTCCACTGCTTGATCCGGTCCCAGTTGGCGACGATCAGGGCCGTGAGGCCGACCACCGCAGCGATGATCCAGCCGATAGGGCCCATCGCGATCAGCCACTGAGCGGCCATCGTCGCGGCCCACACGACCGCCCGGGCGGCCATCAGCGCGAACTGCGCCACCGCCGTCACGCTGGCACGGAGGACTGCCGCAATCCATGTGCCGATCGACACCAGAGCCGACCCGACCCACGCCGCCGCCGTCGTCGCGGCCGACGCGACCGCAGCCGCCCCGATCCGGATGTAGGCCATGAGGCCCACGGCCATCATGCGCATCCACCCGGCCACCGCCGTCCACGCCGACGACGCCATGACCCGGTTGGCCACCGAGACCACCGCGGCGCCCGCGGCGTACAACTTCATGCCGATAGCGACGCTCGCAATCACCGTCGCCAGCACGGTCAGCACCGGAGTCGGGGTGTTGTTGATGACCTGAGCGAGCGCCTTCGCGATCATCGCGGTGGTGCCGATCAGCGGCGCCAGCGCCACGAGGAGATCCACCGCGGCGGAGCCGAGCAGCCCGAGGGTGGCCCCGCCCTCCTTCGCGAGCGCCACGAACTGAGCGAAACCCTCGCTGCCCTTCAGCGAGCCGGCCCAGTCCGCGAACGCCGCCGACATGGACACGAGCCCGCCGGTGACGGCCGCCGACTGCGGCAGGAAGGCTTGCATCAGGGAGCCGAAGCCCTTGCCGAAGTTGCCGATCGCGGTCAGGAAGTTGCGCAGCGCCGGGCCGGCCGCCGCCGCCATGTCCGCGGCCCACTCCCGGAATCCGGCGCTCTTCACCCCTACGGCGATCTTGTCGAGCATGTCGGAGAACGCGCTGGCTGCGGCCTTCACGAACGGGGTGAGCTGCGGCAGCAGATCCCGCAGGATCCCGATGCCCTTGGTGAGGACCGGCATCGTCGTGGACGACAGCGAGTCAGACCACGCCTTGTAATCGCCCTTCAGCCCGGCGAACGCCTTCGCCGTCTGCTGCGTCGCGGGCGGCAACCCTTCCATGGCGACCTTCGCCGCCGCGTCGGCCTCCGTCGCGGCCCGCTGCGCCGACTCCACGTCCTTCAGCGCACGCTCGTACTCCTCGCCGCCCTTCGCCGCGAGCTTCGCCGCCAACTGCTTCTTGAGCAGCACTTTCTCGTGCGCCTCGTCCGCTTTCTCCGCGGCCTGCGACGCCTCCGTGACGCTCTCCAACTGCGGCTGCACGGCGGCCTTGAACGCACCGAACGCGATCCCCGCGGAGACCGCCCCCGCAGCGAGGCCCCCGAGCGCCGTGAGCATCGCCGCCGCGGCCGGGACACCCGCCCCGAGCGCGGCGCCGAACTGGCCCGCGGCCTTCCCCGCGGTGAGGAGCGCACTTCCCGCCGTCCGGGCGGCCGCGGCGAACCGCGCGCCGATCGTGCGGGCCATGGCGTCCGACCTGGACACCACGTTGCCGTGCATGTCGCGGAGGGTGCCGTCAGCCATGCGCGTGAACCCAGCGAGGCGCAACTGCGCGTTCTGGAGCCCGGAGCGGAACCCGGAGTCGTCCGCGCGGATCGTGGCGAACAGGTCACCGATGTTGAGCGCCATCTACCGTCGACCCCCCTTCCGTGGTTGCTTCGGTTCAGGGGGAGCGAAGTGCCGGGAGATCCGGCACTCCGTGGAGAGGAGTCCGAGGATGCGGATACGCAGCCACCGCCACGACCGCTCACGGAGCAGGCCCGGCGTGGATAGGTCGATGCCGTACACCTCGTGGAGGTCCGCCTCGATGAGCGCCCACTCATCGAGGAGCAGCCCCCATGTCAGGTCTGTGCGGCCGTTCGGGCGCGGCTTGTAGCCGGCTGGGTACTCGTACCACTCTGCGAGCCCCGTGACCGGGTCGATTTCGCCGCACGGGATGAGGCGCGGCGCTCCTCCCGGTTCGGGGCCGCCTGAGAAGGGACGCCGTCCGAGTTCCAGAACGCCTCGGCGGTGTCCATGCCCTGTGTGATCCACAGGACGGCGGTCATCGCCATGTGCCGGAAGCGGGGCCACTCCAGGTGCGTCATGGCGTCGTCGTAGGCGGTGCCCAGAGCGGTCCGGTACAGGTCCAGCTCCCGGGCGTCGTCCAGGACCTCGGTGTCCGGGGTGGCGCCCTCCGCGGCCATGCGGATCCCGGCCTCCATGACGGACTGCACGAGGAGCCCGTCCTCGGCGGAGGGGGCCGGAATGTGGAAGGTGCGAACCTCGCCGTCCGTGCACCGGACGGGCAGATCGAGGGAGTCTCCGAGGAACTCGTCCAGGACCTTGAAACCGCCGGCCATCAGGGCGTCACCGGGTTCGTGATCGGGGTGAGCGGGCCCGTGCCGGTGAGCGTCACCTGTACCTGGTCCAGGTCGGTGTACTCCCCGCCCTGCGGCTCCCACGCCACGAGGACCTCACCGGTGTACGCCTCCGGCAGTCCGTTGCGGTCGTAGAAGCGGATCCCGACACGGGAGTCCTCCCCGTAGGCGAGGAACGCGGTGCGCAACTTCTCGTGCACCGGGCTGTACGTGGTCGAGTCCGGCGACGCCTTGCGGTTGAACGTCGCTTCGACCTCCCACTCCTGCGCGGTCTTGACGTTCGTCTTCCACCCGTCGGTGTCGTACGTGGTGTCGTCCTCGTGGTTCGGGTCGGCGGTCCACTGGAACTCGGTGATCGCCGGGCACAGTTGCCAGTCCGGGGAGCCGGACGTGCCCATGTTGACGTCCATCCGCCAGCGGCGGGCCAGAGCGGTCTCGGTCGGCGTCGACATGACGCGGTCCTCCTAGTCGTTCAGGTACGGCGCCGGCCTGACGGTCCGGGCGTAGTAGTTGGCGGTCAGTTCCTCGCGGCCGGTCGCGTCCTGCCCGAGTAGGGCCTGTGACTGCCGCCAGAGCAGCGCCACGCGGACCGCGCCGAAGGTGAGGGCCTGCCGGTTGTGGAGCTCGGCGAACACGGCGTCGGCGAGGTCGAGCAGGGCCATCGGGTCGGCGGCCCGCATGCGGAACTGGACGCCCGTCACGGCGTCGGTCAGGTCGGTGTCGGTCACCGGGTACGGGTTGAGCCAGATCACCCGGTCCGGGGTGTCCGGCATGGCGCCGAACCCGAGCGCGGTCTCGTCGGCCGCGTACACGCCGCCGGGCCGGTACGCCCCGAGTCCCGCGTCCGCGAGGAGCCCGGCGAGCCCTTCCAGGAGGGCGCGCGTGTGAGCCACGGTCACCCCCTCCGGGTCAGCCGCGGAGCCAGTCCCGCAGCGATACGTGCATGAGGCGGAGCATCACGGCCCGCTCGCTGTTGACGGCGCTCTCCAGGTACTTCGCCTGACGGCCCGGGAGGTGCTTCCACGTCAGCTCTTCGTGCTGACGGACCGCATACGGGGTGTCGTAGGAGATCGACCCGTTGAGGCCGTCCACGTCGACACGGCCCGAGCGTTCGAGGGTGCCCTCATCGAGCGGCACCCGCTGATTCGACACCGTCAGGCAGTGCTCCAACGCCCGCTGGAGCCCGCGCGACGCCATGCGCCGGCCCCGGTCGGTCCACAGCCGCTGCCCCGTCCACGACATGCGCGTGTAGAGGGTCACTGGAGCTGCACCTCCAGGTGCGACGGGACGGGGAGGCCCCCGCCGTCCTGCGGCACCGACGCAATCACCGTGGTTGTCCGGCCGCCGGGCAGGGTCACCCGGGACCGGGGCGGCGCCACCGTGTCCAGCGGCGCATACAGCGTGCTGGACGATGTGACCTCCTCGCCGGCCGGGTTCCGCACCAGCCGCGTCGACTGCCGCAGCAGCCCCCGCACCACCACCGGGGGCCCGTACACGGTGCCCGTCGGGCCGGTGCCGAGGAGCGGCTCCATGGTGACCGTGTGCTGCCACAGGAACCCCAGCCTCACGACCACACCACCTCGTCCAGGGCGAGAGCGTCGAGAATCTCGACAGCCTCCGTGGTCAGTTCGGTGTCGTCGGCCGTGGCCACCGGCGCCGACTGCCGCGAGAGGGAGATCCCGCCCGCGCTGATGGACGTCCACGGGCCGGCCGCCGGGTCCTCTCCGTCCTCGGCAGCCGCGTCCCGTCTCGCCCAGACCTCCACCTGTGCCGACACGGCGTCCCGGAACGCGTCCCGGACGTCCGTGTCGGACGGGAACCCGGCCGGGTCGGTGTCGTAGATCGCCGCCGCCATTCGGCGGTCCACGAGCCGCGAGGCTCGGGCGAGGAGCCGGCCGGCGTTCGCCGGGGCGAGCTGCCCGGTGAACGTCTCGTACTCCGCTGCTGTGGCGTAGACCCTGGGCACCGGGCCACCCCCTTACGCGCTCGCGCCGATGATGACGATGTCGTACGTCACCGACGATCCGGCGCCGGAGTTGGCCACGCGCAGCACGTCGCCGGAGCCCGCCGTGACGGCGTACCCGACGTCAGCAGCACCGGCCCCGACGCACACGAACCCGCCCGGCCGGACGATGAGTGTGCCCGTCGCGCCGAGGAGCGCCGTCCACGGGTTCGCCGCGGCCGCGCCGATGACGACGTTGTTGACGTTCCCCGCGGCGGCCGTGACGACCAGGCCCTTCACGCGGGCGAAGGTGATCGCAGCCCCGAAGCTGTCCAGCAGGACACCTGCAAGGTCGAGATCCTCCGTTGCCGACGCCGCGAGCGTGCGCCGGTCATGGAACACCTTGTCGGCCTTCCCGACGCCCGTACCGGACGCCAGGCTCACCGCGTGCCGGACCGTGAGCGGTACCGCGCCCGTCGCCAGGTCCGCGGCGCTGGTGAGCTCCGCGGACGCGGCGACGGACAGCGAACTGGTCAGGGCCATCAGCCCTCACCGCCCCCGCTGTACCGGTCGGCGAGCTGGTCGCGGGTGGCCTTCTCCGCGTCCTCGCGGAGCAGGCCCTGCGCGACCGCGTACTCCACCCACGTCGCCTTCGACGCGGACCGTGCGGGCGGCTCCTGGTTGACCTCGGTCGCCGGTACGACGCCGTCCCCGTCGGGGGCCTCCACGACCGGCGGGGCGCCGATCCCGGGGGCGACGACGAGCGGCCCGTGGGGGTTCGCGATACCCGCGTTCGACGGCGGGACGTCACCCGGCCGCGGATCGACCGCGGCGTCCCGGAGGGGAGCGGTGTCGCCGACGTCCTGCACGAACCGCGGATCGGGCACCGCGGTCACGCGGGCCGCGGGCGGGTTGTCGGTCAGGGCCTCGCCGTTGACCTTGTACCCGGCTCCCTGGCAATAGCCGATGATCGCCGGGTTGTCGGTCTCCGCGACGCCGTCCTGAAAGTGGATGCCGCCCGGGCCGGTGCCGGTGAACTGCGGGTCGGGGCTTTCGATGCGTGCCATGGTCAGTGCCCCTCTCAGGCGCTCTTGACGTTACGGAAGACGCCCGCGGCCTTGGTGGCCTTGAGCACGACGGCCAGGGGCCCCATTTCGACCTCGCCGGTCTTCACTGCACCCGCGCGGGCGAAGTCGGGAAGCCACGTCTGCACGAGGTCACCGACGATGGAGGCGCCGTGGAAGCCGTCCATGCCGAAGCGGACCGCGTACAGGTCACCGAGGTTGGTGATGTTGCCGCCCGCGCCGCCACCGTCGGCGTCCCGGGTAACGAGACCGATGACGTCCGTGTTGGAGCCGGCCTTCGTCTTCAGGTCCACGAGGTCGATCCCGTTGTAACGGGTGATCGGCCGTCCGAACGCGTCCTCGCTCTTCTCGTACTGCTCGGTCCACATCGCGAGCCGCTTGAACAGCGCGAGGGTCTTCCGGTTGCCGTAGATGACATCCGGAGTCTCGTCCAGGGACGCGAGCCACGAGTCAATGTGCGTCATGGCGGCCATGGCGGTCGCCTTGTCGTTGACGGTGGTCCAGTCGACGTAACCCGCGCTGACACCGTTGGCCAGCGGGAGGTACTCCGTGGAGGTGCCGGTGAGGATCTTCGACAGGCCGTCGAAGCCGTTGGCGTCGACCGCCGTGTCTCCATTGATCACGGCGTCGGCGAACTTGGCGCGCGCGGCCTTGATCTTCTGGGACATGTTCAGCGCGACCACACCGGACGCGGCCGGGCCGAGCTTGGCCACGACACGGTCCACCTGGAAGCTTCCACCGAGCGGCTTGAGGTCCACGGTGTAGCGCTGCGTGGTGACCTCGGTCGGGGTGTACTCGGAGTTGATCGCACGGAAGTCGGCGGACACCTGCGTGATGAGGCGCCGGTATCCGTACGTCAGGGTGTCGCCGCCGGTCGGCGAGACGACGTCATCGAACGTCATCCGGTTGAGGATGTCGGAGCTCTTCTGGAACTCATCGATCACGTTCACATCGACGTCGTCCGTCGCGTTGAGCTTCGCCTCCGCGAGAGTGACGGGCATGTGTTGCTCCTAGGGTCAGCCGCCCAGACGGGCGGCAATGGCGTCGTTCAGAGAGGTGGGGCGGCGTTCGGTGCCGGGCCCGCCGGCAAAGTCGCCCCCGCCCCGCCGCGGCGCCCGGCCGGCACGGAGCTGTGGGTTTCCGTCGAGGGCGGCCCTGATGGCCTGCTCCACGGCGGCATTGAACTCCTCGGGGGTCTTCCCCGCGGGGTCGATGTTGTCGATCTGGTCGCAGAAACTGCGGGAGTCGAGGAGTGCGTCCGCGTCGGCACCGAGCCGGTTCGCGGTCTTGTAGACGTGCAGTTCGAGGGTCGCGGACGCGGCCCGCTCCTCCGCGGCGGTCAGCTTCCCGTGCGACTCGGTGAGCTGCTGCGTCAGCTGCTCCGCGGTCGGGGGCTTGTCGCCCTCCAGGCCGAGGGCCTTGCTGATGGTGCCGAGGAGCTCGTTGCGTGCCTCGGTGGCGGCGTTGGCCTTCGCGACGGTGCGGGCCTTGCCTGCATCCTCGCGGGCCTCCCGGATCACCTTGGCGACCGGCTCGGGCAGGGAGTCGACCTTGCCGTCCCACTGGTACCCGGCCCACGGGTCCGTCCCGGATCCGCCCTGTCCGGACTGCGATCCGGACGGTCCGGACCCCTGTCCGCCCTGCCCGGAGCCCGTACCGCCGGTACCGTCACCGGCGCCTCCGCTGCCGGATCCGGAGCCGCCTCCGTCCCCGCCGTCGGCGTAGCAGACGAAAGGGTCGGTGTACGGGTGCGCCCAGCCGGCGCCGTCCAGGCGCGCGCGGGCGAGGGTGTTTCGGTGCATGGTCGCCCTCCAGGGGCATGAGAAAGGCCCGCTCCAGGCGGGCCGTGGTGGGCATGCAAAAGGGCCCGCACAAGGCGGGCCCGGGGTGGCGAGGTGGTTACTCGCCCGGTAGCGGCCTGTTCTTCGCGTAGCCGCGCAGCCACGCGGACCGGCGGAGATCACCGGACGGGTACGGGCAGGCGTTCGGCCGGTCGCCGCGGCGTCCAGCCTCGGCTCCCTCGTTGAGCGCCTTCACGACCTGCTCGCGCGGTCCCATAGCGGCCCCCTGGTCAGAGTCGGTTCTGCTGGTGATTGCGGCTCTGGCGGGCCGTCTCTCCGGCCGCAGTGCGCTGCCCGGTCACCTGCTCCTGATACTCGGCGAGCGTAGTGCGCGGGTTGTCCTGCCACCACCGCTTGAGCTCTTCCGATGCGCGGGCGTAGGCGACGTGTGACGGGCCCGTGAAGAGTGACATGGGGTCGATGCCCTCGCGGTCCGCGTCACGGGACAGGAGCACGCCGCGGAGCTCGTCCTCGGCGGCCATGAACTGCACGTAGACGTGTTCCCGGTACATCTCCTGCACCTGCGCGCGTGAGTACGCGCCCCGGGCCGACTCCTGCTCCTGTTCCCGGTCGGCGATCCATCGTTCCGTTGACGACATGCCCTCGCGCGGGTCCGGCGCGTCGTCGGCGAGGTGCGCCCACCCGTCCGGGTCGGATCCCAACAGGCGGTCGATCGCGGCCCGGTCGGCGAGCTGCCCGTCCACGGTGCCCGCGCCCGCGGCGGCCGGTACGGGTGCGGGCGGGTGCCGGCGGTCCATCTCCGCGGCGATCCGCTCCGCCTCGTCCGGGCGGGCGTAGGCCAGGGACCATCCGAGGGTGTTCTCGTCCATCCCCGTCAGGTCCTCGGCGAGGTCCCCGCCGGGGAAGACCTCCCCGACCTTCTGCCGCCGGTCTGCCTCCTCGGCGATCGCGGCGAGCTCCGGCCCTGTGGCCGTGCCGGCTCGCTGGCCCAGCTCGGCGTCGGACAGGCCGATCAGGTCGGGTCGGGCCCCGGGCAGGCGGGCGGCGGTGTCGCGGCGGTCCATCTCGCCCGCGACGCGTTGCGCCTCTCCGGCGCTCAGCTCGGACAGGGCGCGCCCTAGTTCGGTGTCGGAGAACCCGGTCAGGTCCCGGGACAGGCGCCCGCCGGGCCGCACTCGGCCCATAAGTTCCCGCTGCTCCTCGGCGTCGTCCCGGCCCTGCTTAGCGATCCGCTGGAACGCTGCCTTCCCCAGCTTGCGGCGCCCGATCCATGCGGCGAGGGCCTGCGGATCCCGCGCGCCCTGCCGGGCCAGTTTGGCAACGAACGCCCGTCCCATGGCTGTCTCCCCTCAGCGTGCGGCGTCGATTTGCTCCCGTGCGGGCTTGCGGCGCAGGTGTTCGTGCGCGTCGATGTGCCGCCGCATCTCCGCTTGCCAGGCTCGGACCTTCGCGTTCGCCGCCTGCCGGGCCTTGTCGTCCACGGTCGCCGCGGCGCGGCGCTTCCACCGCCTGATATGCCGCTCGATCTCGCGTTGCCGCTGCGTGTCCTCGTAGCTCGTCCCCGGCGTGGGGTGGTGCGGCGGCCTGGTCGTCACCCCGGGCAGGTAGGCGCCCAACGAGTGCCGGCAGTTGGGGTGAAACAGGCCCGCCGCCCTGGCCTCCGTGAGGCTGCCGGCGACGTGCACGGGGATGATCCGTGGTCGGCGCCGTAGCAGTCGGCCGACGTTCTCGGTGGCGTGCTCGGCCTGGATCGTGTGCGGTCCGGACTGTCCGGACAGGGTGAGTGTTTCGCCCTCCCATGGTCGGCACAGGGGGCACTCGAGCGGGGCGTCCGAGACGATGACGAGCCCGACGCCGATCTCTCCGAGGGCGTCGATGTGGCCCTCGATCGCGGCGCGGGCCGTCACGCTGCGCACGGCCATCTCCGCGTACGACGCCATGTCCCACGATCGGCCCGCTTTGTCGACAAACCCGGTAATGCCGCGGGTGGCGAACTGGTCAAGGGCTCGTTGCGCTGCCTGCCGTCGGGTGTTCGCCCCGAGGAGCACCCCGCCAGACGCGTTCGCGACGATGCGCCGGTAAGCGTCCACCACCGCGCGGGTGATGCGCACGAACACGGGCCGGGTGTCCTCCGCCATGGACGCGGCGAGCCGGTCCACGGCGGGCGCGTTCGGCAGGGTGTCGCGGGCGACCAGCTCGCGGCCGATGTCGAGGGCCCCGAGCTCTGCGACGGCTGCTTGCCGACCGCGGTTGTAGGCGGTGATCAGGGCCTCGCGGACCTTGCCGTCCGAGTCCCGCTGGAGCGCTTCCGCGATGGTCTCGATGGCTTCCCGGAGGTTGCCGACCGCGGCGAGCTTGAGCTCCGCCCACCGCGGCGACTCGATATCGGCCTCCAGCGCCGCGGCGAGGCGTTCGAGGAGCGCCCGCTCCGTGTCCTCGTAGAGGCGCCGCACTTCGGTCGCGAGGTCTTCCGCCATCGCGGGGGACACGGGCATCGGTCACGCCCCCTTCGGCTGCTCCCCGCCTGACTGGCGGCCGAAGCCGGGCGCGCCGGGCCCCTCAGCTCCCGTCATGGACGGGTCGTTGACGGCCTGCCCGGTCTCCTTCAGGATCCGGTCGGTCTCCTCGCGGACGGCGGTGTCGTCCCAATCGGGGCGCAGGATTCGGACCTTCGTCTCTGTCGACACGGCCTGAGCCTGCGCGAGCAGCGACAGGGTCTCCGCGACGCTCTTCGGGTCCTCGGACACCGAGTCGCCGAACTCGATCTTCGGCCGCTCCGGGGTCACGTTGGAGAACCCCAACCGGGCGTCCATCATGAGCAGCACTTCGAGCATGTCGGCGAGCACCGGGCCCCAGTAACGGGACTTCTTATCCCGCGTGATCATGCTCTTACGTTCGCGGGCGACCACCTCGGTCGCCGTCACCGCCGTCTCACCATCCATCCCGAACGACTGCGCGGAGTACCCGGCGAGCTTCACAGCCTGCCGGACGATGGCCTCCGCGGTCCGCTGGTGCTCATCCACCCGGATCAGGAACTGATTCTCGGTGATGCCCTCACCGGACGTCGGCGAGGCGTTGATGGCCGACCACACCTCGCGGTCCAGGTCGAAGGAGGCGCCCTGCCCGGGCCCGTCGTTCGTCAGGTACCCGGACGGGACGATCAGGCGGGCGCGGGCGAGACGGATGTCCCGCATCCACGACGTCCACACCTCGTCCAGCGCATGGAACAGGTGGTCAACACCCTGGAAGTCGGAGCGGCCGAGGGGGGAGCGCCGGTCCCGACGGTCCGGGCCCATGTTCTTGACGTAGCCCGCGGTCAGCCGGTCGATGCCGGTGGTGATGGTCTGCCCGTCGCCGCCCGCGTCGAGGGAGTCGACCAGGTCGGCCGTCGCCGGGTCCTCGGTGAGTGGCACCGCCCGGCCAAGGTTGGTCTTCGTGCCCTCGTACAGGGCGTGGAGGATGCGGCCCGGCTCGTGCCGCTCCAGGTGCCGGCGCACGTGGACGCCGTCCGCGGATACCTCCCGCCAGAACGTGACCGCCGTCAGGAACCCGCTGGTCCACTCCGGGACGGCCGTGTCGGCGTGGTGGGTGGTCAGCAACGTGCGCTTGGCGAGGTCCTGATGCCAGGTCACCCGCAGGTACGCGCCGCGGAGCGCGGCCGCCACTTCGCCGGCCTCCAGCAGGGTGTTCGCGAGCCCGCCCGCTTCGGCGAGCTCATCGAGTCGGGCCTGCGTCTCCGTCCCGTCCACGGTCAGCGTCGGCGGCTCGGAGAACAGCAGATCAGCGGACGTCGTGGCGATGTCCCCGGGGAGGGGGATGTGAAGCGAGTAGTCCGGGGTGTCGAGCCGGCGGGGCCGCTCCCAGAACCTGAGCCGCCGGCCGGTCTCGGTGGCGCGTTCCGCGCTGGGCTGGTGGGCCCGGCGGATCCGGTCGCGGTCGCCGGAGTACCACGCGTCGTCGGTGGCCATGGAGGCGAGCGCCGTGGCCATCTCCGGCGGCGGCCAGGGGGTGTCATTCTCAGGCAGCGGCACCGGACACCTCCTCGTATTTGATCAGGTGGCGCCACTCGTGCGCCGTGGAGTGAAGTGCGTAGCGCAAGGCGTCCGCGGAGTGGTCATCCACCTTCAACGGCTTGTCCTCGCCCCGCTCGGCGGCCTTCTCGTCCCACGCGTATCCGGGGAGCTCCCCCAGGAGGCCCTCACAGGAGCGGTGGATGCGGAGCAGCCCGGACCCGAGGGCGACGCCCACGCTGCGGATGCCGTCGAGCACGTCGTTGATCGCGGGGGAGATCCCGGGCACGCGCTCGGTCCAAAGCTGGTTCATGAACGACGCGGCCGACGGGTCCACGAAAATCCACTCGGGGCGTACGCCGCGCGCCGCGCCGTGCTCCCCGGGCCGGCGCACGTTCGCGAGCCACTGCCGCACGTTGCGGCTGTACTCCGCATCGGTCAGTTGTCGGTGCGCGGCCGTGGAGTCGTGCCGGTACTCGGATACGGCGTACAGGTGGTCGTCCTCGCCGTGCCCGATGAGCACCGCGCTGAAAGGGTTGACCGTGCCGTAGTCGACGCCCACGGCGGTCCAGCGCCGCATGTAGGGCATGAGGTCCACGACGTTGCGGGCCTCATCGAACATGTCGTAGACGGCCCCGCTCGCGAGGCACCACTCGCCGAGGATGAACCGCCGGTACCAGAGGCCGATGTACTGGGCTTTCAGCCGGCGGACGAATCCCGGGTCCAAGCTGGGGTTGTCGTCCAGGGTGAAGTGCCAGTTCGTCAGCCCGACCTCCGCGGCGCGGAGGATGAACTCCTTCCGCAGCCAGTGAAACGGCCCGTCGGGGTTGGTCGTCGCGAGGAGCCTGGACTGCGAGCCGACGCGGAGCCGGGACAACAGCATCATCCAGAACGCGTGCGGCACGAGGGTCGCCTCGTCCACGTAGGCGAGGGCGATCGTGGAGCCGCGGATCCGGCCTTCCGCGCGCGCGTCGCTCGCGCCGATTAGGTGCACGGTGCGCCCGAGGATGGTGGCGGTTGTCGCCCCGGTGGTGTGGTGGACGTGCGCGGCGAGCGGCCCGAACAAGTGCCGGGACTGCAACGGGTCGATGATGTTCCGCTCGATGGTCTGCAACGTCCGGCCGATGACGACGATCAGTCCGTGGTCGGGGGCGAGCGTGAGCCGGATGAGGAACGCGATCAGGGACGCGATGGTCTTGCCGGACGACACGGCCCCGGACCATAGGGCGATCGGCGCGTCCTGCGCCTCAACGATGCTCGCTACCTGCCGGGGCGACAGGGGGAGGGGCACGTCACGGAGCATCACCGTCCCCCTCGTCGTCGGCGGGTGGCGCCTGCTCGCCGGCCTGCTGCTGCCGGTAGACGGCGGCAAGTCCGGTCATGAGCTGGCCGACCAGGGACTGTGCAGCCTCGTTGCCGCCGTCGTCCTGCGGCGGCACGAGCTTCAGGGAGCGGTCGATCGCCATGCCCGCGGTGGCCATGAGGTTCTTCTTCGCGTCGGCCGGCGGCTCGGGCACGTTCTCGTACTCGTAGGTGTTGTCTTTGCCGCCGAAGTTGTAGATCACCGAGGGCTGCCACAGCTGCTCGGTGAGCCGCTCCGCGTCGGACTGGAGCGCTTCGGCGAGGATCGCGCGGCGCTCGGCGAGGTCGGCGACCCGTGCCCGGGTGGCCTCCTCGGTCGCGGTGCGGTCGAAGGTCAGGCCCATCTCGGCGGCGAGGACGCTGATCGTGCGCGGGGAGCGCGCCAGCCGGCGGGCGATCTCGTTCCGGCCGTGGCCTTCGGCGTGGAGGCGGCGCACGTCGGCGCGGGTTTCGTCGGTGACTGGGTTGGTGTGCTGGTTGCCGCCCACGGGTCACCTCCGGGCATGCGAAGGGCCCGACCGCCACGGGGGTGAGCGGTCGGGCCCGGTTTGTGGGTTGGTCAGCCGCGGCGCCGGAAGAGGCAGACGAGCGCCGTACGGTCGCCCGACAACGCCTTGCCCTCGGCTGCGGCCATGTTCGCGAGGTCCCAGCCTTGCGCCTCGATGGCCTCGATCTGCTCGCCGACGCCGGTCATGAGCCCCGTGGAGCGGCTGGTCACGTTCGCCTCGATGATCTTAAAGGTCAGGACCCGTCGGCCCTGCGCGTACGCCTCGCGTGCGGCGTTCGTCGCCGCGTCAGCCTTGGCGTTGTTGATCCACCCCATGGAACCCCCCTGGCCCGATGCTCGTGTGGGGGACCAGAGTTGCACGAGGGTGGTCGGCGCGTAAGCGGAATGCGAAAGGCCCACCGCGCGGGTGGGCCTGTCCTGTATCCGGGCACGCCGGATCTGCCGCCCATGATGGGGCACGATCGCGGGGGATGCAACTACGGGCGTAGTGAAGCCCCGCCGGGTGGAGGCGGCGGGGCTGTTGAGTGACGACAGGCCAGGCGTCGGCTTGGCGGCTCGCAGCTCACCACACCGATACGCACGAGTGCGCATGGGCCCGCTCCTGGCCTGCCGTCGGATTCGCTACCGTACGCCCGCATCCGGCGCGGCGGAAGCCCTCGTTCAGCGCTTCTTCGGGGCACCCGGGACGGGCTTCTGCCCGGTCGGGTAGTGCCCGCCCCTGCTCGCGCTGTACGTCGTCTCGTGCTTCGGGTCGGGCCGGGTCTGCGGGGCGGCGGGCATCGTCTTCTTCAGTGCCATGATGGCGTCCTCGTCTCGTGATCGGGATGGGACCGGGGCGGTCGCTCGCCTGGCAGCTGGTCGGCCGCCCCGGGGTTCAGCGGGCGCGCACCTCGTGCCGGCGGCGCGCCTCGTTCGGGTCGATGATCCGGGCCCCGGCCTGCCCGATGGGCTCTACACGCAACCCCTCTCGGGGCCCCTGCCCGGACTCGTTGTTGGTGTTGGCGTTGGCGCCTGACCTGCACAAACAACGCTCGGAAGGGGCTCCCGAATCGGAGAGGGGAAGCGGCGGGATGTCCTTGTGGTGCACGCCCGGGCCGTTCCCCGCGGGCGTACGGACGCCCGCCCGCACGCGCACCCCGGCCGCCTTCAACAGCCCGCGTACGGCCTTCGTGTCCGGTAGGTCGGCCGCCTTCTGGAGCTGTGTGAGGAGCACCGACTCGCCGTCGGTGGCGGCCTCGTGGAGCGTGGCGAGGATGTCGACAGGCTCCGGCTGCTCCCCCTCGGCAGCCGGCTCCCGTCGGCGGGCGTTCCATGCGCGGGCGCGCTGCACGCCGACGGTGCCCGCGCAGCCGATGAGGACGTATGCCGACTCCGGGGCGATCCGCACGAGGGCGAACAGCGGGACGCCGACGAGGACGACGGCGACGCAGCCACCGGCAAGGCGGCTCCCCTGCTCCTCCCCCGCGGGCTGCTCCGCGGCCTGGTCGGCGCTCACGCCAGTGCTCCGTACAGTGCCTGCCCTGCCCAGTTCGTGGCCTGAGCGAGCGGCACGGCGGCCATGCCAGCGATGCCCGCAGACGTACCGAGGCAGAGCCCGCACCAGGCGCCCATCTTGATGTCCCGGCCGTACCGGCTCCGCTTCACGGCGGTGACAACGGCCACGGTGAGCAGCAGCACGAGCGCGGTGCCGGTCTGAGTGAGCGGCAGGTACTGAGCGCCCCTGGCTACCTGCCCGGTCTGACCTCCCACGCCTGCTACGAGGGCGACGTCTCCGAGCCAGTTGGACGCCCACAGGGCGGTGTCTGCTGCCCATCCGATGAGGCCGCCGATACCGAGGATGGCCAGGACGCCGTACGCCCATGCGGCGAGGAACGGCAGCAGGCCGCTGAGGTGGGGCAGGGGGTTGCCGCGCAGGGACTTCGCGCCGGGCCACCAGACGATGACGAAGCGCACGAGGATGGCGAGGCCGACGGTGACCCCTCCGAGGGTGACGACGATCACGGGTGGCTCCAGATGGCTGCGATGTAGGCGATGGCGGCGGTGAGGACGGCGACGGTGCGCACTGCGGGGAGCACGTAGGCGGAGCGCTGGAGGGGCGGGGCGAGGGCGACAAGCGCAGCCCCGGCGAGGAGCGCGAGCATCCCGAGCCCGATCACGGCGAGGGCGGCCATCAGCCGGCCATCCGGGCGAGGCGGATGTACCGGTCCACGGTGTCCGGGCGGGCGTTGGCGTCGGCCCGCTTGCGGACGTAGGCGAGGACCTTGTCCGGGGCGGTGATCCCGGAGTCCACGGCGGTCCGGACTGCGTCCTTCACGGTCATGGGCGGGCCCGCGGGCGCGTCGGCTTGCTGGTCCGGATCGTCCGTGTCCTGTCCGGACTGGTCCGGATCGACGTCCGGACCGGGTCCGAGGGCAGCCCGCTCTGCGGCGATCAGTGCCTCGCTGCGCATCAGGTCCCGACGCACGGGGATCATCGCCCGCTGTCCGTCGAGCGCGGCGCGGCGCTTCGCTACCCACTGCTGCGTGCGTGCGTCGAGCGGGTGGGCGTGCACGGACATGGCGATCGTCCATGCCCCCTTGGCGAGCGCGGACACGAGCGCGCCCACGATGCCGACGACCCACGCGCTGGTGACGTAGCCGTGCGCGCCGACGGCGCCCATAGCGACCACGAGTGCCCAGTGGCCGGCGGTTCGGGCCTTCGCGGCTCGGGGCGGGTCGTAGCGGTGGAGCCACTCGACAGCCATGCACATGATCCATGCGGTGTCGAAGGCGACGGCGGCGCCGTACGCGGCGGCGGCGACGGTGATGCGCGCGAGAAGCTCGCCGATGCTGGCCGTTGACCAGACCACGGAGACCGTGACGAGGACGACCGCGCCGATGGTGACGCCCGTGCGTACGAGTTGATCCCAGTCCCGGGGCGGCTGGGGCAAGTCGACCTCGTACGGCACGTCGATGTACTCGGTGATGCCGTCGACCGTGTGCGGTTCGCGCCGATAGCGGGTGACGGGGCGGGTCTTCACGTGCTCCTCCGGAAGCGGGAGAGGGTGGCCGGGCCCCGTGGGCGTGAGTGGCTGGGGCCCGGCCGGCTGGTGGTGTCAGCGGCCCTGTGCGAGGCGGGCGCGGACGTCGGCGGCGGCCTCGTAGTCGGCGGCGCAGTTCTGCGGCGTCGCCGGCTCGGAGAGGATCCGGTTCGGTTGCGGCTGTGTGACCTCGGTGCGCTGCTCGGGTGCGTCGTGCTCGGGCGCCATCACAGGGCCTTCGCTGCGTCGCGGAGGCGGAGGGCGTATTCGCCTGCCGTCTCGCCGCCGTGGAACCGGGCCCGCGGGCACACAGCCCGGGCGCGCTCGTTGGCCTCGTCGCCGACGACCTTCGGCAGCCCGGCGAGGACGACGCGGGTTGCTTCGCGGCCGGCGGCGTTGAGCTGCTGCTCGGTGATGGCGAGGTGCGGCCACTCGTGTTCGAGGATCCGGGCGGTCTCGGTGAGGAGACGGGCGGCGCGGGTGGGCTCGGTGAGGATGCGCCGCAGTAATGCGTCAAGGTCGGGGCGGTCGGTACGCTCCATGGCGGGCCTGCCTTTTCGATCGCTTCGGGGTGGGCCTGGCCCCGGCCATGTGGAGCTGCGAACTCCGGCCGGGGCCTTCGTTGTTGCCGGTTTGACCGTAGCGAGAAGTGTGGACATTGTCCACACCTCGCGAGAGGATGTGCCCATGCCCGAGACCCCGGAGAGTGAGGAGCCGCGGGAGACCATGACCATTCCGAAGCTCGCGGAGCGGGTGGGGCGCAGCCGCACGCTCATCCACCGGTTGGCCACGAACCCTGACGAAGGCTGGCCGGCACCCACGTTCCGCCCGGGGAGTAGCCGACCGGAGTATTCGGTGGCTTGGTTCGACGCCTACTGGGCGAAGCGGCAAGCGGGCATCCGGCAGGGTAAGCGCACGGACCTGGAGCCACCCGCCGACGAGGCGTAGCTGCGCACAGCAGAGCCCCCGGACCGGGATGGTCTGGGGGCTCTGTCGTGCCGACGGTCAGTGCGGTTGCGACGGTGCCACGACGAACGCGTACGCCTCGGCGAGGTTCTTCAGCGCTTCGGCCGCGTTGCCGGGGTTGAGCTTCGGCGCTGCGTTGGCGGCCGCCGCGATCTGCCGCAGTAGGGCCTCACGGGCTGCCTCCTGCGGGTGCTGCTCGGACTGCTCGGGCTGGCTCATGGCCCCTCCAGGATCGGGATGATGGTCACGTTGTCGCACTGTCTCAGGTGTTCGTGTCCCTGGCCTATGCCGCGACCACCGCTGTCCAGGACGCGATGATCCCGCGCTCCGTCCACAGAGCCCCGCACGCCTTGCACCGCGCCACCGGGGACGCCCCGGCCCCGCCGTAGACCTCAATGGTCCCGCCGCACTGGCACGGGTGGGTACTCGTCAGCTCCCGTCGCTGGTCGGCGAGGTCGAGGGCGGTCTCCATGCGGCGCAGCGCCCCGGCGGCGACGGCGGCCACGTGCTGGTGCTGCTGCTCCGTGAGCGCTGTCCCGGGCCACGAGATCCCGTGGACGCGGGCGCACAGCCACAGTGCGGCGTACGGGCCGGTGCGCCGGCCGGTGAACCGCCAGCGCTGCGGGAGTGCAGCGTCGGCGGCGGCGAGCTTGTCGCGGCGGGCGCGGTCGGCGGGGGTCCAGCCGGGGCCGGCGGGCTGGATCTGTGTGCGCTGGTTGGCGGCGGCGATCTGGTCGGCGGTGTCCACGAGGGCGGCTTCGACGGCGCGGAGGGTGTCGAGGATGGCGAGGTTGATGGGTACGGGGCGTTGGCCGATCTGTGCGGGGTCACGCTCGAGCGCGCGGAGGGCTCGAGCTTCCTCGAGGTCGTACTCCTCGAGCTGCGCGAGGTAGCCACGGAGGCCGATGCCGAACCCGGCGGGCGTGCTCGGGGGGGCGAGGGCGTCGCGGAGGTCGGTCCAGAGGGTGGCGATGGTGCGGAGGTGCTGGGTGGTGGTGGTCATCGTGTGCTCCGTGGGGCGTTGGGGCGGTACGGTGATCGCACCTGGGGGCGCGCCGGTCTGGGGAGACGTGAGGCGCGCCCCTCGCGCGTGCTCAGCGCTTCTTGCGGAGAGTGAGCGCCCGCAGCCGCTTGTACTTCTGCTCGGTGGTGTGGCCGTCCCAGCCGGGCCCACCCGGGCGGGAGCGCGGGACGTGCTCGAACAGGTCCATGTCCGACGGGGCAACGTGCCAACTCATCTGGCCCGTGGGCGTCTGGACGATGACGACAGCCCAGTCCGGTGCGCTCCGGTCGGTGTAGCCGATGTGGCTGGGGTAGATGCTGGCGAGGTGGGCGACGAGTTGTGCGCGCTCGCGGTACGCCCCGTCGCGCTCCTGCTCTGCTCGGAGCATCGCGTCCCGGACGTCGGCGACGTCCTCGACGACGCCCCGGGTCGGGCCGGTCACGCCGCCTACGGCTGCGGCGTGCATGTCGGCGATGGTCTTGCAGGCTCCGAGGTAGTTGTTCTTGTATTCCTCGGCTTCGTCTTCGGCCGGGGTCTTGGGGACGACGCGCAGGAGTTCGGCGATGACGGCGCTCGCGGTGAGCCCGGCGAGGGCCTCGTCGTCCACGGGCTGGCCGGTGGCGCGTGCGGTGGTGAGGGTGTCGAGGATGGCTACCTGGACTCGGGTGCCGAGTTCGATGGCGGGGCTGGTGTCGACGGTGACGGTGAGGTTGGCGGTGGCCATGGTCATTTCTCCTTGGGCTCTTCGAGGGCGGTGAGGATGCGTTCCGCGGCGTACGGTTCGCTCCCGCTCCAGGGGCATCCTTTGGCGAGGTCAGCGGCGACGGCGCGCACGCGCTCGATGGCGGCCTCTGCCCGCTCAGCGCGCGCCTGCCAGTCGATGACCTCGGGCACACCGGCGGGGGGCGGCAGGTCGGAGCGGAGCGGGTACTCGCGGCCTTCCCCGGCGAGGGTGCAGTAGCGGATGACGCGGGCGCCGGGCGCCAGGTCTGCGACGTGAAGGCCACCAGCGAGGGGGACCTCGTTGGGGTTGATGTCGTTGTCGGTGAGCCAGTTGGCGATCTGCTCGCGTTGGGCGGCTTGCAGGTTGGCGTAGTCGATCGGTCCGAGGTCAGGCACGGCGCTGCTCCTTGTCGATTCGGGCTCGGGCGATGGCTGCGGCGTCCTGCGCGGCGGTGCCTACGCGGGCGCTGTGTGGTCTGGCGCGGTACTCGGCGGCTCGGGCGGCGTCGCGTCGGTCGCGCCACGCGAGGGTGAGCGCGCAGCCGGCTGCCCCGAAGATGACGATCAAGCCGAGGCAGGCGAGCCACATCAGGGCGGTGAGTGCGGTGGTCATCGGTGTCTCCATGGCTGGTCGGCCCAGTGGGCGAGGGGGATGCCGGTGGTGATGGTGACGAGGGCGACGTAGGCGAGGGCGAGGAGGAACGTCACGGGGCGCTCCCGGTGTCGAGGGCGAGTTGCCCGGAGGCTTCGATCGCGGCCCGTCGGGTCGCGGCGGCGGTCTGGCGGTGGTGGTCGCGGTCGTAGTGGAGGTGGCAGCCCTGGCACATGGCGCGGAGGTTCTCGGGGTCGCAGTTCTCGGGGGTGTGGTCGAGGTGGGCGACGGTGAGGACGACGGTGGACCCGGTGCCGTACGCGGGGCGGCCGTTGAGGTTGGGGCAGCGACCGGGGTGGGTGCCGCGGCCGCATTCGCCGTGGCATTCGCAGCGGCCGGCGGCGCGGTCGGTGCGGATGCGGAGGCTGATTTCGGCCCAGTCGGGCGGGTAGCGGTGGCGGTTCTCAGGCCGGATCGGCATGGGCTGCTCCTTGGGTGTGGGATGGTCGGTGGTGCGGCCCGCCCGACTGAGCCTCGGGCGGGCCGTCCGTCCGTCATGGGGCGGTGCTCGGCGGCTTCCCAACGCCCGGGCACGGCTCCCCAGTCGAGAAGCCGGCCAGCGTCATCCCGTGGTGACGACGCATGGTGCCGTCGGCCTTGAGCGCGTAGCTCAGGCCGCAGCTGGGGCACTCTCCGCGGGCGACGGGGCGGCGGTTGGGCTGCTCGGGCATCGGGGTCTCCTTGTGCGCGGGGTGGGCGGTCAGGCGGCGAGCTGGTGCGCTGCGGGCGGCACGTACGACGACCGGTCGGCGGGGGTGCCGTCGTGGCACTCCAGGCACGTGCCGAGGGTGCGCAGCGGCAGGCAGTGGTGATAGCGGCGGCGGCACTTCGGGCACGTCTGCCGGGCGGCCATCGCCTTGTCGAGGCTGGCCTCCTTGGCGAGGGTCATCGGGATCTTCGGGGCGGCGAGGTCGATCCGGTACAGCCACGCCCGGCGCAGGCCGCGCCGGCACTCGATCTCCGCGACCGGGTCATGACCACCCGGCCGGAGCCCCATGTCGCGGAGTTGCCGGCGTGTGGCGAGGCCGGCGGGGGCCTGCCGCCACGGGTAGACGGGGATGGTGGCGGCGGTGTCGGCGTACGGGTCGACGTCGACAACGTCGGGCATGGCTGCTCCTTGTGCGCGAGGGCCGCTGGAACCGGATAACCGCGGTCATGCGGCGTCTGCGTCTGTGTCGGTGGCTGGCGGGTCAGGGAGGGCGCGGAGGGGGCGCGGGTCGTGGTCGGAGTGCCAGTTGTCGAGGGCTTCGAGGAGGGTGCGGCGGTGTTCGAGTTGTTCCAGGGCTGTCCAGTGGCGCTCTGTGGGCCGTTCTGGGCGCCGTGCGGGTTGTGCGCCACCGAAGGTGCCAGTGGGGATCTGTTCGGCCATGAGGCGCTCGTATGGGGTCATGACGCGGTCCTCTCGGGCTTCGGGGTGCAGTGGGCGTGGGTGGTGCGGTTGCCGCGGGGGACCATGCGTTCGTGGCAGCGGGCGCAGCGGATGAAGTCGCGCGGCTGCTCGGCGTGGTGGTCTTGTTCTTGGGTGAAGTCGATCTTTTGGGGTTCCGCGGCCCCGACTACCTGAGGTTTGAAAACGACCCCGGCCCCGTCATGGGAAGGCTCATGGGTAGTACCTGGGTTGTTCGGGGCGCGGTCCCCCGAACCGTTCGGGGCGCGGTCCCCCGAACCCATACGGGGCGCGGTCCCCCGAACTTCTTCCGGCTCCGGGGCCTCAAGTTCGGGGCGCGGTCCCCCGAACTGGTTCGGGTCGCGGTCCCCCGAACTTTCGGAGTCCTTCCGCCACGGTGCGGGCGCCCTCCCCGGGGTGCGGCGGGACCCCTTCAGCGATGCCTCGGCCGCACCCCAGTCGGGATCCGGGACGACCATCAGGACGTACAGGGTGGGCTTCCCGCGGCGCTGCTCGCCCTTGACGGCGATCACTCCGGCCGCGATGCCGGCGTTCACGTACCGGCGGGCGTCCTTCTCGTCCGCGCCCGCGGCACGGGCGATGTCCTGGATACGGATGGGCTTGTCAGGGAAGCGGAGTTCCCCGTTGGCGTTGGCCATGGCGCGAAGGGCGTAGAGCAGGGTGAGGAACCCGCGGCGCAGGGCCGTGGGCATCTCTCGCGACCAGCGCCAGGCGAGGGCGTTGCCGTACGCGTGCGGCACGCTGCCGCTGGCGCGGGTGGCCTGCTCGTCAGTGCTCAACTGGGTGTCTCCGTCGCGTGTGGTGGTGCGGGTCTTCGCCCGGGGCGGGGTCTGGTGGCCGGCCGCCCCGGGCGGTGGTGCGGAGAGGGTCAGGCGGCCGGCGCCAGCGGGAAGGCGTGCATGCTGCGGCCGTCGGGCAGGGTGATCTCCCACGGGCCGGCGAACAGGCCGTAGGCGGCCCAGTCGCAGCCGCGGCCGCTGTACTTCCCGGCGCCCTTGGCGAGGGCCCCGAGGGTCCGGCCGATGCACTCCTGGCCGACGAGGTCGGAGGCGATGACGGCCTCACCGGCGCGGTTCTTCCGCGGGTGGTCGGCGAGGGCGTTGGAGAAGTCCTCACCGGTGGCGATGTCGCCGCAGGTCGGGCAGATGAACGCCCACTTCAGCGGGTCGTCACCGAAGCGCTCGCGGGCCTCGGCGAGCAGTTCGGCTTGCGTGAGCTTGCGGTGGTCGTTGCGGCTCATGAGCGGTGTCCGTTCGGTGTGATGAGGCGGGCGAAGAGGGCGCGGTCGAGGCGGTCGGCGAGCTGCTGCCGGCGGCGCGCGGCTGCCTCGGTGGCGGGCGGGGTGCCGCGCAGTGCCTCGATGAGGTCGGCGGCGGCGGTCAGGTCGCGCAGTTCGAGTGCGACCGCGGGCCGGGCCATCACCGGGCCGTTCTGCGGGTCACGCCGAAGCGGGGGCGCAGCCGGACTCCGGCCTCCAGGAGCAGCGTTCGGGTGTTGCCGTACGAGCGGTCGATCACCTGCGCAACGCCCTTGATCGTGGAGCCCTGCTCGTACAGGTCGGCGGCGCGGCGGGCGACCGTGGTGCGGGCTTCGCCCTTCAGGTGCGGGGCGTACGCGCCGTGGTGGACGTAACCCGGGTCGCCCGGCTTGGGCTTGCACGTCGGGCACAGGTCGCCCGACGAGGTGCAGGACCAGCCCTCGCGGCGCAGGTGGACGCGGGCGGCCTCGAACCGTTCGGCCTTGCTCATGCGGTCCGAGACCACGATGTCCCGCTCCACGGTGGTGCCGCAGCCGTCGCAGTACACGCCGATCAGGGACGGGTACGGGGCGTCGGGGCCGGTGTCGTCGGAGCGGAGCATCGCGAGGACGGCGTCCGGGTCGGCGGTGTGGGTCTGGTCAGGCATGGAGGTGTCCGTTCTGGTGGTAGGCGTCGGCCGCTTCGGCGGCCTGCTGTGCGAGGGCCTGCTCCGCGCAGACCTTGTGCGCGGGCGACCACTTCGAGTCGCGGAGGTTCGTCGGCTGGCCGCAGTACCGGCAGGGCTTCTCCTCGCGGGACCAATGGGACGAGTCGCGCCAGTCGAGGAGCCCGCCCGGGGGCGGCGCGGCGGGTGCCGGGCGGCGGCGGCCGGTCACGACCGCTCCGCCCGGTCCGCGAGGTGCCCGGGCTCAACACACCCCGGGTAGTTGCAGGTACGGCGCACGTAGCCGACCGGGTCACGGCCGGTTCGGATCCGGAACGCCACCCGCAGCGCGCTGACCGTGGCCTTCTTCGCGAGGGTGATCTGCGGCATGCGGCCGGCCCACGGGCCCGTCCAGCGGCGGTGGCCACCGTCCACAGGCTGTGCGTACAGCCGGAACGTGTCCTCGGCGGGCCGGTGCGGGCGCGGTCGCGGTACGACCGGGATGCCGTACTCCTTCCGCACCGACGACGTCACCGAGTCGCTACCGACCCCGAGTTCGGCGCGGACCTCCGCGTACGTGGCCCCGGCCCGGAGCATCTTGGCGATGGCCGCGCGGTCCGTCATGCCGCCGCCCCCTTCTCCAGGGCGATGCGCTCCCGGGCCCCGAGGCCGCCGCGGATGCCGAACCGGCGCTCGTGGCTGGTGCCGTGCTCCTCGCGCATGGCGTCAGTGAGGCACTCGCGGCGGACCGGGCAGCGGTAGCAGACCTCCTTGGCGTCCTGCCCGCTGCGCCCCTTCTGCGGGAAGAACAGGTCAGTGCCGACCTGCGCGCACAGGGCGTCGTCCTGCCACATGGCGGCCTGCCCGGGCATCACCGGTGCCGGCGGCTGGTCGAGGAGCCGGCGGGCGTGGTCGAGGCTGGTCACGATCCGGCCCTCCGCGCCTCGCGCGCCCGACGGATCGCCCTGCGCTGCCCGGCGGTCGTCCCGCCCCACACGCCTGTCTCTCCGTACGTGATGGCGTGCTCCAGGCACTCCGTACGGACCGGGCACGAGGTACAGATGCGCTTGGCGTGGTTGCTGGACTCGCCGGTGGTGGGGTGGAACAGGGCGGGGTCGTGCTTCCGGCAGGCGGCATGCTCGCGCCACGGGGTGGCGGTGCTGGCCCCGGCCGCGGCCGGGCGGGTGGTCAGCCCGGCCGCGGGGGTCTGGGTGGAGGCGGTCACGACGACGCACCGCCCTTGGTGCGCTCCGTGTAGTGCCGCATGCCGAGGGCGTCGAGGGTCTCCTCGTCGCCGTGCTCGTTCTCGACCTTGACGTGCAGCATGCGGGCGTTGCGCAGCTCGTAACTGATCTGCTCCAGCCGGCCGGGCGACGTTCGCGGGTCCACGATCTCGTCCCGGTAGTCGGCCGCCGACCGGACGGCGGGCTCGTCGCCGCGCTCGATGTTCGTAGCGTCCGGGTCGGTGTCGTTGGTCGGCACCAGGCCACCGAGGAACAGCAGCGACCGCAGCGAGGTGGACAGGGCCTTCGCGGTTCCCTTGTCGGCGTTGTCCATCGACTCGCCCGCGGACTGGACCTCGATGCTGTCGCCGGTCGGGCCGATGATCCGATACGTCACAGTGACGGTGCACTCGCGGGACGGCTTCCCGCCGGACGTCTTCACATCCCGGTACGCGGTCTCGACATGCACCGGCAGGACGAGGACGCCGTGGAGCCGGCACGCGGGGCCGAACGCGTTCAGCGCGGAGTCGACGCCTCGGAACTGGTAGCTACCGCGTTCGCCGGGCCTGCCGTACCAATCGCCCTTGTCGATGCCGCGGACTTCGCCCATGACGCGGGACCAGGCGACCCAGACGGGGACCTTCTCCGGCCCGTCCGGGCCCGGCTCGGGGATGCCAGGGTCCGGCAGCGGCGCGGGCGTGTAGGTCGGGGCGGGACCAGCCTCGGGCTCGGGCGTGCTGCCGTTCGCGTGCTGCTCCGCGCGCTCGGTCAGGCTCGTCATGCTGCGTACTCCTCACGCACGTACTTCGGGATGGAGATGCGGTCGTGCGGCTTGTCCTCCACGCACGCGCGGTATGCCTCGGGGAACTCCTCAGCGAGGCGCGCCAGATCAGGCGTCTTCTTGTGGGACTGCTCGATGGAGAAGAAAGGGCGGTCCTGGATGTGGGCGGCCTGAGCCCCACCGAGGGCGGCGAGCAATTTCGCCTTGGCGGCGGCCTTCTGGCGCTTGCCGTCGCGCTCCAGCGCGACGCCCTCGAGGTACTCCGTCATGGCGTCGCGGGCGTCCATGTCGCGGTCCAGGACGGCGACGCCTTCCCGGTCCGGGTGCAGCCGGTCGTACAGGCTGATCAGGGCCTCCGGCGGCTCCAGGCCGGTCGGTGCCGGGGCGCGGCCGGGGACGATGTGGTCGTGCCACAGGCGGCCGGCTTCGGCGTTCAGGTAGGCGACGAGCTTCACGTGTTCGTCTCGGCGAACCGTGTACTGCCGGTAGTCCTGGCCGCCGATCAGGCACACCACGTGGACGTGATCCAGGCCGGTGACGAGGATCTGCCACAGCACCTGCGCGAGGACGTCGTCCGGCGGGCCCTGCCGCCACAGGTTCGCGACGAACGCGTTTCGGGTCTTCACTTCCAGGGCGCACAGGGACCGTACGGACCGGTCGAGCGGGCACTCCGTGCACAGCCGGTCAAGGGTGCACATCTGCCACGCCTCGGCCTCGTTGGCGATGAGCCCGACCGGCTCCACGACGGTGCGGTTCCGGCGGGCCCAGTCACGCGCCAGCGGGTCCTCGAAGAGCACGCCGAAGTGGGCGGCCTCGGACCAGTCGTCGTCATGGGGGAGCCGGCCGCGCTTGTCGTGGAAGACGTGGAGCGGGGTTTTGAACCCGGACAGGTTCATCACGGCGGGCAGGTCGGAGGAGCCGATACCGCGGCGGCGGGCGTTCAGCCACACGTCGCGCTCGGCGGTGTGGTGGAGCATGAGCCGGCCGGTGGGCGTGACCCTGCGGCCGGCGGCCGGGGCCGAAGCCCCGGCCTGCGCGGTCGTCGTCATCGGGCACCACCGCCCACGTACCGGGCGCGAACGAGGGTGCCCTCGTCAACGTTCCGGATCTCCGCCTCGAAGGCCCCCGCCGGCTTGTAGCCCGCGACCTCCCGGCCGCCGGTGCGGATGCAGCGGGCGATGCCCACGGCCGTGTACCGGGTGCGGTAGGTGTGGACGTCGCTCCACTGGCCGGGGTTGGCCCGGAGGTTGGCGGCGATCTGCTGGTGGTTGGCCATCGGCCGTCGTGCGCGTCGGGCCATCACGCTGCCGCCTTTCCGGTGTTCGGGGTGTACGCGCGGCGGCCGGTCGTCTGGTCGTGCCAGATGGTCAGTTCGCCTCGCGAGGCAAGGGCCTTCAGGTCCTTGCGGGCGGTGTTGCGGCCGGACGTCGGCCACGGCGAGTGACGCAGCACGGATTCGGCGCGGAGGGTCGTCCAGAGACCAGCTCGGGTGCGGATCTCGGCGAGGAGCCAGCCTCGGCGGGTGATCAGCTCAGGCACGGCCGGTACCGCCCTTCGTGTGGATTCGGTTGCTGGGCCGCTTGCCGCAGCGACGACAGCGGGTGTGAGAGCGGTCGGACCAAGACGGCACGACGGACACGGCGTCAGCCGGGTGCGGGTTCTCGCTCTCGTGGTCGCAGCCGGGGCATGAGTCCTGCATCAGGACGTAGCCGTGGGCGCAGAGGACGCGCTCCTTCACGACACCCTCCGGCCCTGCTGCTGCGGCAGCCGCTTGGGCGCGGCGATCTCCCGCAGTCGGCGGGACAGCTCCAACAGCCGCTCCCGGCCGTAGATCGGCACCCGGTACGAGCAGCGCTCCGCGAGGTCCGACACCAGCTCCTCGTACGGGAGCCGGCCCTCCGGCAGTCGCGTCTCCGGGGTCAGCTCGGCGACCTCGTGCAGCCGGTCCCACAGGGTGGTGTCCGTCGGGTCGAGGAGCGCGGTGAGGACGTCCTGCACGATCAGTTCGCGCAGCCCGTCCAGCTCCAGGCGGGCGCCGCCGGGAATGGCACGGAGGTGGAACGGGGTCGGCCCGTCGATACGGTCAGCGGACATCGGTGCCTCCGAGGAGCAGTTCAAGGAGCCAGAAGGCGAGCCAGGCGAAGGAGAAGGCGAAGAGGAGCCAGATCACGGCCGGACCCCCGTCTCCGGCAGGTCGTGCGGGATCGCGTAGTCGTGGTGCAGCGGGCTGGTGTAGGTGTCCTCCCGCTGCCGGGCGATCAGGTCGCGCAGCTTCGCGACCGACTCGGCACGGCGGGGGCTCGGCGCGGCCTTCTCCGTCAGCTCGGACGGGATCGGGTCGCCCACCGGCACCGGCAAGGCGCCCACCTCGGCGACGATCGTGGCCAGCGGGTCAACGCACTGGACACCGTGCTCCGCCAGCTCCAGGAGCGTCGCGAGCACGTAGTCCGGGCACTCCCGGACGTTCGCCAGGGCGTACAGGCCGCGGCCATCGCGTGTCAGGGCGCGGCGCGTCCACGTACAGCCGTCGAGCGTGGTGACGGTGAGCGGGTCGTGGGTCTGCGGGGTGCTCATGACGACACCGCCGAACGCGTCGTGAGCGGGCCGAACCACGCCTGTACCGCGCGCAGCGTCCACGGGTGCGACCGGCCCTCGCCCTGGTCGTCCGGGTTCTGCGGCGCCGGGCACGCGAGGACCGGCTCGCCGTCGGGCGTGGTCTCGTCGGTGGGGTGCCACTCGTCGCCGTCGCGGTCGACGTACACGACGGGCGCCGGCTCGATGCCGACGACGCGGATCGTGCGCCGGTCCCCCGAGGGGATGTTGGTCGGTAGAGTGATGCTCACGGTGAGCCTCATTTCTCTGGTGATGGGGTGAACCGAGGGGCGCTCGGACCTGGCCGTCCGGGCGGCCCCGACGTTTTGGTCAGGCAGTCGCGGCGACCAGCTGCGGGGCGCCGGCGTCCTCGCCGTCGTCGCTGGCCGCCGGGTCGTTCTCCGCCATCCAGCGCTGGACCTCCGCGAGGTCGAACCTCTTCTGACGGCCGGCGAACGGCTCCACGGGCATCCCGGCCCGGATCCACTCGCGGACCTGCCAGTCCGAGACGCCGTAGAACGTCTCCAACTGCGGCTGGGAGAGGAGGGGGTGGAGGCCGGCCGGCAGGGGGACGAAGCGGTCACTCTTCTTCGGCATCAGCCCTTGACCTTTCTACTGTCGAAGTCGAATGTGGGGGCATGCTGAACAGGCGGTGGATCCGGGCGTCAAGCGCCGCGTTGATGAGCCACGCCGTGTGCAGTTCGCATCGGTCTCGCGCGGTGCGTCCCTTGCCGGTGATGCGGCCGATGGCGGCCGGGCTGACTCCGCGTCCCGCCGGATCGACCTTGCGGGTCTTCTCGGAGAGTTGGTCGAGGGTCAGTCCTTGTCGCCGCATTTCGTCGCGGAGTGGCTGGCCGTCGCTCTTGCGGAGCAGCTTTGGCATGGGTACCTCGTGCGGGGTGAGGCGGTTGAGCTTCTCGGTCTGAGTCGCTTGCGACATTTCTACAGTCGCAGTCGAAGGCTTGTCAACGAGAAGTGCCGAGAACTCCGGAGGGGTTGCCCAAAGAGCGGCGATCTTCGAACGGCTGTTCTATAGTGTCGGCATATGCCAATGCGACGGCGCGTGGCGGGGAGGCTACGCGCTGCATGAGTTCTCGCCACGCTTCTACTTTTACTTGCGAAAAGTAGAGGGCGAAGGGCACCCTTACGCATGTGGAGACCGCCGACACCCCCACCGACGAGACCTTCGCGCAGCTACTCCAGCGCCTGAAGGACACATACCCGGGCCTCACCGACAGCGAGATCGCCCGGCGAGTCGGCGTCCACGTTTCCACCGTCAACACCTGGGTCCACGGCAAGCGCACCCCACGCCCCGACGCGCTACGCGCCATCGCCCGCGAGTTCCCGAAGTTCACCGAAGCCGAGCTCTTCGCAGCCGTCGGCCGGCGAGCACCCGGGCCCCTCTCCCCGGACCAGGAGGAGCGACTCCTCCAGCTCTTCCGCGAGCTCACCGCGGAACAGCAGTCCATCACCGAGACGCAGATGCGGGCGCTCGCGGAGTACAACCGTTCCGACGGCTCGTGAGTCTAAGACTGGTTTCTGTCACTCCCTGCACATAACGGATCATCAGCTTCCGCAACAACAGTCGCATATTCCACTACATGGCTGTACGGTCGAATCAGTGGCCGTTGCCCTCCCCCTTCGGCGCACGCAAACCCTGTCTGCCTGCGTCTTTGGGGGTACACATGTGTGTCCTCGTCCGCTTTTCCACCCACGAGCCACATCCTGTGTGGGATGCCCGGTCCCTCATCCTGACTGTGCCAGACGGCCTCATCCCGTCACTCACCGCCATCGCCGTGCGGGCGGTTCTTGAGCAACTCGGCATCGCTCAGCCGCAGTTCGGTGCACGCTGCTGGTGCGGGGAGTCCGTAGACCTCACTCCCCGCGTTCCCGAGCAGCGGAGGAGTGGACAGGTGATCCGCAATGGCGCGTAGAGCGTCACAAAACCCGCGGCAGAAACGCAGCAAGCTGTGCGGCTGTGCGTTGTGCCTGGCGGAGTTCCCGCCGGGCCAGTACAAGGAGCGGAAGCCCGTGCGGGACTGCACGGGCCCGTGGCAGGCCCGGTATCGGGATCCCTCGGGCAAGCAGTGTGGCCCGACGTTCCCGAGCCTGAAGGAGGCGCAGGCGCATCTCGATAAGGTGCGCACGCAGGTCCGGGAGGGCACCTATCAGGATCCGAAGCGGGGCTCCATCACGGTTGACGACTGGTACGCGGTCTGGTGGCCCACGGTCAAGACCAAGTCGATCACGACGCGGAACCGGAAGCTGTCGGCGTGGAAGGTCCACGTGCAGCCGAAGTGGGGCCGGCGCAAGCTCAACAGCATCACGTGGATCCAGGTACAGGACTGGATCACGAACGAGGTGAAGGGGCACGCCACCCAGAAGAAGGTGTTGGAGCTGCTGCGGCACATGATGGTCGCCGCGCTCCGAGACCGCCGCATCAGCGTGAACCCGACCCTGGACATCGAGGTGTCCGCGGCACCGGCCAAGCACCCCGACGACATGATCCCGCCGACGCACGCACAGTGCGACGCGATCCGGGAGCAGCTGACCGACTACTACCGTCCCCTTGTAGTGTTCGCGGAGGAGACGGGCATGCGGTGGGGCGAGTACACAGCCCTACGGGCGTGCAATGTGGACCTCGGCAGCGCCACGGTGAAGGTGAAGGAAGTTCTCATCGATGACCGGGGCCGGATCCGACGCAAGATGGCGCCGAAGAGCCGAGCTGGTTTCCGTACGGTCCCACTCACCCCGGCCGCCGTCGCGGCGGTTCAGACGATGCTCGACAAGTGGGCCCCGGCGGAGACGGAATCGCCCGTCGGCGACGGCGAGGACCTGCATGAGGAGGAGCTCGTCTTCCGCGGCCCGCTCGGTGGCGCGCTGACGCGGCCGAACTTCCGCCGGCACTGGATCCCTGCCATCAAGGATGCGGGCCTGGCCAGGCTGGTCGTCAACCCGGAGACGGGCCGCAAGGAGTGGTGGCCGCGGGTGCACGATCTGCGGCACACCTTCGCCACGCGGCTGAAGGACGCCGGGGTGCCGGAGAAGGATGTCCAGGTCATCATGGGCCACGAGCGGGGCGGCCGGGTGACGTGGCTGTACCAGCACGCGGGCCCCGAGCTGGTTGAGGAGGTCCGGGCGGCGCTGACCACCGGCCGGCATCTGCGGGCGGTCTCATGAGGCCGCGAGGCCGCGCGGGGCCGCAACGGGGCCACAATCCCCCCTCGAATGGCCTCGGAAGTTCTCGGAAGTCCTCGTTTTCGCAGGTAGGGAAGCTGTGGGGGAGTTCTCGGAAGTTCTCGGAGGGTCTGACCTTCGGTTTACGGGTTCTTACAAAGCAGATGTCGGCGGTTCGAAACCGTCCGCGCCCACCAGTGCAAAGGCCCCCAACCGATCATGGTTGGGGGCCTTTGACGGTAGTGATTGACGGCAGCCGCTCCCTCACTCGGGCCGGCGCCGCCGCAGCAGCCGGTCCATGCGCCCCATCGCCTCCCGCCGGTGATCGTCGGAGACATGGGTGTAGATGTTCATCGTGACGGCGATCTGCGAGTGCCCGAGGATCTCCATCACGACGCGGGCCGGCACACCTGCGGCAAAGAGGAGCGTGGCGCACCCGTGCCGGGCGTCGTGCAGGCGAATGCGGGGGAGCCCTGCGTCCTCCGCGATGCGCTGAAACGAACGGCTGAGGTTCATCGGCTCGATCGTGCGCCCGGTGCGAGTCGTGAACACGTAGTCGCTGTCATGCCACGTCTGCCCCGCCGCGAGTCGCTGACCGGCTTGCCGCAGACGCTGCCACCGCAGCGGTGCCACCGCACATGAGGGGGAGAGGGACGACACGGGTGCGACGGTTCTTCGTCGAGTCCTCGTACAACTCCTTCTGTACGCGCTGGATCTGGTTCCGCACGGTGAGCGTGCGGCGCTCCAGATCGATGTCCGACCAGCGAAGCCCAAGGACCTCCCCTCGGCGCAAGCCGAGAGCCACGGCCAGAACGAACGCTGCGTACAGCGGATCCTTCCTCGCGGCCTCCAGAAGGGTCGTCGTCTGCGCCAGGTCCCACGGCTTCAGCTCTCGCGGCTGCACCCGAGGGGCCGGAACGAGCTTGACCACGTTCTGGCTGATCAGTTCCTCGCGGCATGCGGCCGTGAGCGCACTACGCAGAACGCGGTGCGACTCCTTCGCCGTGGCGGTCGACGCCTGAGCCGCCACGGCCGCGAGCATGCGGCGCACATCCGCTGCTCCCAAGGTCTCCAGCCGTTTGGTCCCGATGTGCGGGATCAGGTAGCGGCGGACGTGCGTCTCGTACTTGGCGTATGTCGTCTTCTTACGGTCGCTCCTGACGAACTCCTCCAGCCAGTAGGGCAGCCACTCGGAGAGCTTGGCGGAGCGGGTGGAGGTGGGGACGTCCTGGCGGTCCCGCAGCACCAGCTCCTGCCGCTTGGTCTCGCACTCCTCCCAGGTGGCTCCGTAGACCGTCTTACGCTTTCGGGTGCCGTCAGGCTGGGGTACGTAGACGCGGGCTTCGTAGCGGCCGTCCTTGCGGCGCCAGAGGGTCTGCTGCAGGTTCGGGTGACAGGTTGACCTGCCCCACCTCTCAGGTTCCAGTTCTGCTGGCCCCCCCGGACTGCGTTTCAACATCTGCGGCTCGTGTGCTCCTGCGGAGGATGATCGCACGATGGGCAGTCGACACCGTCAGGAGCGCGAACCAGGTTCCCCCCACGCATGGCCCGAGGAGATCCCACCAGTCCAGGACTGGCTCCGCAAGGATCCTCGCGACCCACCAGACGTCGTAGGACACGATGCCGACGAGTGCCACAGCTACGAGAGCCGTCGTCCACCAACGCTCAGGCCAACCCTTGCTCACGTTTCCCCCAGCCAGAACCGCCGATGCCGACACGCCCAGTGTGCCGTGCCCGCTGCATGCCCGATCCAGCGGGGGTTGCGTCCTGGGAAGTGGTGTACGGGTTCGACCTGATCCGGGGGTTTGCTCCGGCATCGGGATGGCGCCCGCATAGACGAACGGCCACCGGCTGATCTTCGAAGTGTCGAAGCCTCGAAGGAGATCAGCACGATGACCGCACCAGACAGTCTGCCCCTGCACGCCCTCGCCGAGGACAACCTCGCCTCGGCGAGTCCCGATCTGCTGCGCGCGATGGTGAAGACGTTCGCCGATGCGCTCATGTCGGCGGAGGCCGACGCCCTCTGCAACGCGGAGTACGGGCAGGTCAGCGAGGAACGCGTCAACCATCGCAACGGCTATCGCCCGCGCGAGTGGGACACCCGC